ATGTTATTGCAAGACATAGTCTTCTCCTTTCTCAAGGGGCAGGGAATACACCCTGCCCCTGAATCTGTTTGTCGTTAAGCGCAGCCGCAGCCGCCGTTATAGCCGAACTGCACAGTGCCGCAACCGTTGGTGGGGAAGTTAACAGGAGTAGGAGGCTGCACCAAATATGCGGGGGTCGGGCAATCAGCGCCCAGCCTGCGCAGCAGTGTTGCAGTCTGCGCCTCCTGATTCGCGGCGATATAGGCGTTCTGGGCAGACTGAGAAGCCTGGAACTTGAGCGCCTGATTCTCCGCCGTCAGTGTGCTGATCTTGTCCTGAGTCAGGAAGTCAAGGATAGCACGGGTACCAGCCTGCTGGCTGTCGATGATGTCGCGGGTGTTGGTGCACATGGCAGTCTGCAGCGCGTTGGTCTGAGTGGCCATGTTGTAGTTCACGCCGTCAATAGCACGCTGAGTGGTGCAGCAGCAATCCTTGATGGCATAGCCGATGTCACACACAGCACGGTCCACGCCGTGGAAGCCGGCAGTGATGGAATTGTTCAGCGCGTAGGTCGCGTCACAGATACCCTGCTGGATAGCAGTGATGCCGCTGGTGATGTTATTCAGCGCAAAACCCTCGTTGATATCAGCGCGGGTCGCCATGCCCTGAAGGCCAACGCCACCGCCGAAGCCACCAAAGCCGCCGCTCCAGCCCAGGCCACCGCCCAGGAGCGCGATCAGCAGCAGGATGCCCAGCCAGCCGTCGTTGCCGCCGAACAGGCCGTTGCCGTTGCAGTTACCATTGCCATTGTCCTGGCCCATTGCGTAGCCCATGGCAAAATTCTCGTCCATAGTGTTTCTCCTTTCGCCATTTTCGTAAGGTCACGAAAATGGTTTTTATGCCAAAAGCCGCGTGCACTCAGCTCTTGCATCGTTATTTGAGGCCCATCCTTGCCATCAGAGCAGGGACAGTGATGCCGTTCTTCGAGGCCATCTGCTGGATGATCCCGGTGACGGCCTGCGGGGTGTTGCCGCTGATGATTTGCATGGCCTGAGCTACAGTTGGGTCACTCTTGGCCAGCTGTGGCAGAACGTCCTGAGGGTGCTTGCCGGACTTCATAGCCTGCATCAGCTGCTGCAGCGTGTTATTTTGCGGGTTCTGTTGGAACAGACTGCTTGCCATTCAAAAGTGCCTCCTTCAGCTCTTCAAATTCCTGCCTGGTGACATAGTCCGGCTGTTGTGCGGTGGCCTCCTGTACAGGGGCAAACTGATACGCCGCAATGGTCGGGTATCCGCCAGCATCCGTGCGCTTGATGTACATAATGTCACGTTCGCCATCAAAAAGCGCAGCGGTGCTGTTGGGCGCAAGAGGATATGCCTTTGCTCCTTCCAGCCCTGTCACCTGGATCAGCGTAGTCTGCTGGGGGAATCCGGCCATAGGCGTGTAGCTGTACTGCGACGGTACCTGAGGTTGCCGGTAGTTGTTGTAGGTGTTGATGTAGGGGTTGGCCTGTTGGTTGAACATCGGTATAGCCTCCTTTACACCAAAATTGTCCCATAAACCGGCATTTTTCACGATGAAAGGACAGGGCAACTTCCGTGCAGGAAAGGTGCAACTTTGGTGCAAATTAAAAAAGCCCACCCAGAAGGGTGGGCTGTGATCAATACAACTTGTGCTTGTGTCTCTCCACGACGTACTTTACGCCGCGAGTTGACATGCCGACCTCTTCTGCCAGTGCCTCATAGGTGATGCCATCGATCAGCTTTCTGGCCATGATCTGTCGGTCACGCTTGGAATGGATGCGTTCTCGGATGTTGCGTGCAAGGTCGCTGTTGTCCGTCTTGCATCACCTCCGTCAGATTCCGGACTTGTTCGTCGGATTGTTGACGATGCCAAAGGCGATCAGGATCGCGCCGACAGCGTCCAGCACCTGCGTGTAGGTGGTCTCGGCAATGCCGATAGCTTCCGTCACGCCGAAGGCGGACAGGATGGTCCACAGAGCGCCGGCAACGGATACCCACAGCGCCCAAGAGCGGAAACGGTTTTGAGTCATATGATCTTCTCCTTTCTTACGTTACAATCTCCCATTCCTGCACTTCGGAATAAATCCGATCGATGAAGGAATTCCCTTTGAGTGCCTTGTATGCCTCATATAGCATGACAAAGTTCTCGTACTCGTACTGCCGGATCTGCTTTCTTTCGCGGTTGTGATAGTAGATCCGGAGCATCTCGCTGCGCAGTTGGCACCTTGTACCGGAGGCTACCTTGCGCAACGAAAGAAACATAGGTGTGATGGCGCCGACAAGCGTTACGAGTTCGGCCAGCAGCGCGGCCAGCGTGGTCGCATCAGCCACTTTAACCACCTCCCTCCGCAATCATCTCGCCGCCATACGAGCCGATGATCGCACGCGCCTGCGCCTCTGCAAGCCCCTCGATGTGCACGGTGTAGGTGGCAGTGGGTGTATCCAGCGCGGCCCATGTCAGAGGACCGACAACGCCGTCACGCTCAAGACCATGAGTGCCCTGGAACGATTTTACAAAGAATTCTGTGTCAGGCCCGAAGATCCCGTCGATATCGAGGTTGTATCCGCGACTTCTCAGCGCACGCTGCAGGTCGCGCACGTCGCTTCCCTTGCTGCCGCGCCGGAGGGTGAGGCGGGTGGATGCCTGCTCCGGCTGATCGCTGACGGCCCCGTCCAGACCGTACTCCAGCAGCTTGCAAAGGCCGACGCGGTTCCACCCGCCATTTTTGATCGTCTTGCCGGCGAACGCCGACTCGCACACCTCGCCCCGGCTGGCGCTGGAGTGGATCGCGCCCTTGCCGCTGCCGGTGTAGACGCCGACGTGGGACGCGTTGCCGATGCCGTCCGCCTTGTACTTGTCAGGTTCGCCGCCGTCCTGCTCGAGGATGTACAGCCACGCGCCGACGGGGATGCTGCCATACCTGGCGACGCACTCCTCGGGCGTGCCGATCCATGCCATGTCACGGTACATGGCGTTGCTGCCGGCCCAGTTTTTGCGCACGCCCACGTCGCGGAGCATGGCCTCCATGAGGGCCTGACAGTCCAGCTCGTCGTAGGGCGTGCCGAGGTATTTTGCTGCCTGTTCTGCATAGGATACCGCTGTGGGTTTGCTCATGGGTGCCTCCTTAAATCTTGCTCTCGTCCAGCTTGCCGGTTGCAGTGCCGTCCACCGTGTAGTCCTCAAGGCGGCGGAAGAGGATGTCGTACATGCCCGGTGCGCCCAGTTCTTCAAATATAGGTTCGTATACCGCCCGGTACGCGCTGTCCATTCTGGCGGGGAGGTAAATGAAGCCCTCGCCGGTCGGTGCACCTTCTTCAGTCATAATTTTCGTTCCGAGGAGGGCGGAAACATCAATCTGGCAAACCGTTTCCGTTGTGCGGAGGATCAGGGTGGCGAAGTTGGTGCATCTATAGAACGCACTGGCCCCGATACTCGTTGCCGCAGGCAGGTCAATGCTCGTCAGAGCGGTGCAGTTCAGGAACGCACTGGCCCCGATACTTGTAGCCGCAGGCAGGTCAATGCTCGTAAGGGAGGTGCAGTCGTAGAACGCACTGGCACTGATGCTCTCCGCATTCGGGAACTTCACCGGCCCAAGTTTAGAAAACTTGACAATATCCGCATTCGTGGGGCTTGCAGATTCGATGGTGGAGACAACGCCGGAACTGCCGCCCGAACCACCGCCCAGCCCACAAGATACCAGCGCTTCAAGATAAGTACTTTCAAGCCTGTCAGGAAGCGCAGACGTATCATATCCGGACTTCTTCAGAATCGCTTCATAAAGCGTTGACCTCAGATTGTCTTTCAGTTCACTCACATCCACACCAACCTTGCTTGCAAGATTTGTCAGCATATCGCAATTCGTAGACAAATCGCATCACCTCACTCAAAATTCGAAATGTCAAAGTATCGCGCATAATGCATCAACACAGCCATGATCCAGTTACCAATCAGCTTTGTGCAGGCTTCCGCACCCTCAGCGCCGAAGCCTTCACGATCCGTGAAGCCATTCAGGCCCTCAAAGGTATTTGCAATGATGCCGTTACGGCTTGCATATCCCTGAAGCGTAGGCAGGCCGGTTTCCCAGTATCCCGTGTCAACAGAACCACAAGAGCCGTCAACTTCTTTCTTCAGGAAATCGCTGTACTCGATCCACCAATGGCGGCTGATGTTGTCAATATGCGTTTTACTTGCAGTGCCGATGGAATCATGCACCGCATCATATGTCTGCAGCTGTGAATGCCAGTTGGGCTTTGCGCCGTCCGGAAGCGTGGTGCTGTCACCGTTGCAGTGGTAGTCTGCAAGATAGATCGCACTGCGTTCCTTCTTGACCAGCGCCGCAATGGTCTGCGTTTCCGGTTCACTCAGAGGGCCGCTGCCGCCGTTGCCGCTCCCGTCCCAGTTGGCGACGTAGTTGCGGTTGAGGTTGACGTCGTTCGCGTTGTGATACTGCACCTTGTCAAAGCCGTAGGGGTTGGCCACAGGAATGATGATCAGGTGGCAGTGATAGCGCACGTACTCAAGCCGACCGTCCTGCTGCCAATGCTCGATCATGTCCTTGAGCCAGTAATACAGGCTGTAGCAGCTGCACTTCTCGCCGCCGTGCTGTCCGGCGACGATGATGACCTTAGGCTTGTTGGCGCGGTCGGTGCGATCGGCATAGACGCCAGTTTCAACGCAGTCCAGCCGGATCAGATCCTGCACACCGTCGGAGCACTTGCCCAGCACGGTCTTGCGAATGTAGCCGCCGGACGCCGCGATCAGTTCATCAAATGCCGCGTACAGCTCTGCTGTGGTTGTGTATCGATTGAAACGACCATAGTTGCCCTGATGACCGCGATAATAGCTGTTCACGCCATCAAACGGTGCGAAGTATGCTGCATTTCCGTATCGGGTAGAGAATGCGCCTTCAACGAAATCGACGTTTTCGGCAATTGAAGGATCGATATCCGGACCATCCGTGCCATATGCATTGCGGACCTGAATCCTGTATCTGCAATCCTGATCCGGAATCACCAGCAGGCGAGACACGTCCGATGCGCCGATATACTTCCCGTCAGCATCATACTGATGGTACTGCGCCACATACGGGGAAACGCACCTGACAATATTGACTGTGCGGGGGATGAACGACGTGGTAACGATGTTCTTGTTCCTGTACAGGTCTGTCGTTACCAGCACTTCTCCGTTGCCGCCGATATAGCCGTTCTGCCAGTCGGTCTTGAGGCTTGTCCAGGAATCTGTGCCTCTATACGCATTCAGCCCATAGTGTCGGACATCGTCGAACATGATTGTTTCGTAGCCGTTCTTGAAGAACACGAAGCGGTACGCATAGGCATCGGAAAGGCAGAATTCCGCAGGACCGTTGATAGTTCTGTAGTCGATCAGCTTACGGCTATGCTTGTCGTATGCATACAGTCCGAGACGGTATCCAGCATCGATCTGCATGCTGGACACATCGTTGGCGAATCCGCGTGTACGGAAGCGATTCCACCAGTTCGGGCCGCTGGCAGGAACGTCATAACCCTGATCCACGTTAATGTCACCGCGCTCGTATTCGCTGTTGGTATCGGCTTCCTTCATGATCAGGATATTCTCGCCGGCAGACGGATCAATCGCGCCGTCAGGGTCTTCAGAGTTGCGCACCTGGATGCGGCAGAAGGCCATGTCGGGGAGTTCACTGATATGGATGTTGTAGTAATTCCCTGTTTCGCCAAGATAAGCACCATCGTCGGCAAACTGGAACACGTTGATCTGATAAGGCGCATTGGCGTGAATTGCATCAAAGTCACCGCGATAATAGAATCCCTTGGAGCTGATGCGGTTGCGGTAATAAGGGCTGTCCTCGCCGACGATGCCGCCATCACCCTGAGAGCCGCCCTGCACCCATTCGGACGGGCGATTGATATTGTTGAGGAATCCTTGCTCAAGCGCCCTGCTATCGACGTTGTCGTTCTGTAGCTTTGCATCGGTCTGCATGGCATTGACAGACTGAGATACTTCCTTGAAGTCAAGGGGGACGCTTTGGAGAACATCCTCCGCCCTGTCGGCTGCTGCTTCTGCGCGAAGGGCATTGTTCCCGGATTCAGCCATCAGGATAGCGAACTCTTCCTCGGTTCCTTCGTAGCCCTTCTCAACTGCCATGGCGTATGCCGTGACCGGGCCAAGATCAATTCTCTTCATAGACCATCAGTCTCCCTTCGTCGATTTCAAACACGACACGAACATTGTCGGTTCTCCACATGTAAAGCCTGCCGTCTTCCTCGATCAGGAAGTGCATGTATCCGTTCTGAGCCGCTGCCTGTTGGGCAAGCTCCGCCGATTCCGCTGCTGATTCAGCACTTTCTCTGACTGTCTCTGCGGCGTCCAAAACCCTTGTCACCCATCGCTTGGAAGGGTCTTCGTCCTCCAGTTCGATGGCGTCAAATCCAGCAAGGGATTCGGCAATGATCGTTCCGACAACGCGGCTCTTGTATATTTCGTATGTATCGAGATCCACTGCGGCAATCTGTGCGATACCTTTACCGGGAACCCCGACATCTCCGGCAGAAATCTCCCATGACAGGATGCCGCCCTCAAGGTCTGTTGCCGCGAAATACTTGACCCTGTCGGGTCTTACGACCTCAACGACAATCGTAGCGCCGGGGAATCTGTCGAGCCATTCGGACACGTCAATCTCAATGGTTCGTGTGCTGTTTTCCCCTACATATCCGAGCGGGAGCCGTGTCAGCTCACCGATTTTCCAAGCCATGCTGTAGCCTCCTTCCCAACTGCATTGGTTCATGCGGAGGATAGCATAATAAAAGCGGTGGGGAGAGCCGCAACCCTCCCGCACCGCAGGTCTGTTTATTCGCCTTCCAGCCATTCCTTGGGCTTGTTGATGTTGTTCTTGTCGTCCTTGTAGGGTACGTACTTGCGAAGAACTTTTGTTGCCTGTTCTGGCGTGATGTCGCCTCTGATAACAAGCTCCTTCAGGATTGATCTGATGTTTGTTTCAAGGGAACCCTGAGAAATCTTTTTGGACTCCGTAATGTATTCCCACAGGTCGTTCGCTTCCTGGGAATCCTCGTCGACCGCTGCGGCAACCAACCTCTGACAGTACGCCTTGTTGGTATCTGCCCACAGGCCGAGCGGGATCGCATTCTCAAGCAGCGTGTACTTGAGCGACGCAGGCGAACTTGCGCTCATGTCGGTATGGAAGAGGTTCCAGATGCGCCGTGCATCGCGGGAAATGTTTTTGACAGGAACACCGAACAGGTTTGCAATGCTTCCGTAGAAGTTCTCACGATCTCGCCAGGTGATCTGTTCACCATCGATCAACTTGCCGAAGAATCCCGTTGTGTAGTCATAGAGATCCTTCACGACACTCATATCCGTGCGCTCGATATCATATCCAGATACCACACTCCACAGGTCCGACAGGTAAGGGATCATGGTCATGGGATTGAGGTTATCGATTGCTCTGCTGGAAAACGCCGCGAGATACTTTTCTCCGAACTTTCGCTTGTCGTCGTCCTTGTTCCAGGCGCTGATAGCCGCTGCGAATGCCGCCGCAAGAATGTTCGAGGCAACCACGGATGTGATCATGCCTGCCCTCTGAGCGCTGCTGTGTTCTCCTCTGATCGCGCTGTAATACATGTTCGCATTCAGCGTAGGCTCAGACATGAAAGCTGTACTCATCTGTGTGAGAGGATTCTTGCTGCGCATATTCTGCGACTTGGCAAGGATGGAGTCGTATACCTGTGTATGGTTGATCACATCGTCAAAGCGCTTTCCGACCATGTCAAGGAACTCGCTGCTGTCGCGGTTCATCTCAGGATGGAGGTCGGCCTGTTCGGCCTCGACGGCCTTCCAGATGTGTGTCCATGTGATACGGTCCATGATACCGGGCATCGCTGTCAGAGTCTCAATGACATTGTTCTTTACAGCAGACCATCCATTTGTATCGAGCAGGAACCTTGCGCGCTTGATAACGTTGTAGTCCTGTATATCGCTGTTGGAGATCCAGTCATTTGCCATATGGCCTGTGCCGACGTCGAACTTGCCCATTTCCTTGATGACGGCCGTGCCGCTGTGCTTCATCATGCGTTCCCAGGTCTTCTTGTTGCCCTCCATGGTGATGTGGGCGAAGTACTTAGGATTCACATAAGCAAAGGCGCGAACGATGGCTGTAGGCTGCTGGAGGGTAACCGACAGAGATCCCATGACAGCTCCACGCTTGAATGCCCGGAACAGAGCGCTGATTCCGCCGCGATTATCCGTCTGTGGCCCACCGTTCAGATCCTTGAGCAGGTCAGCAATGTACTTCTGCGATGGTTCTCCGTACTTCCGGCCGACAAGGCTGCGAATCGTCACATCGCTGCCGGAACCATCCGCTTCTTCGTTGATCTTCGTATTCAGAACCCTGTTCATGGATTCAATCGGTACAACGAAGCTGGAGTACGTCGCCATCAGGTTGATGTGGTCGGCGATCACGTCAAAGAAGTTGCCCATCACAAGAGGCGTATTCGCACCCCTGCGGAGGCTGTGGGTGAAGCGGGTGTGCTTCGCACGGGCATCATTGGTCGTGCTGGCAGATCCGGCGTCGCTGCGCTGGTAGCGCTGATCACTTGCGGTCTTGAAGGGGAAGTAATACTCCTCGTTGTACTTGCGGATCCCGAACAGTTCCATGCTGGCTCGGTTCCCCTGCTCGGCACACTCATTGGAGAGGTAACCGACAAGCTCGTCCGCACAGGCCTTCTGCTCCGCCGTCAGCGCATTGGTGATCATCTCCACGTCCGCTTTGGACAGCTTGTGAAGACGTTCGCTGCCGGGGATTGCTTCAAGCTTTCCCTTTCTGCGGGGCAGATCCTTCGCGTCATACTTGAACCCGCCCTGATCCAGGTGGTGCGTGTCTGCCAGTTTATTGGTGGCCTCGCGCTTCGCTGTTGCGTATACCCACATCATCTGAGGAACCGTCAGACCAATTGTGTGTCCTTGCTCGGTCTTGAACTCAACAGGGATCTTCATGTTCTTCCAGGCATAGAAGTTGTACCGGCTTTTTGCGTCGGCCACTGCCTCCTGTCCCTGTCGAACCAGCTGCGCGTATTCTCTCTGACCGCTCATCAGTCCGTCGAAGAGTCGCGTCATTCCGCTGTTCTTCAGATGTTCGAAGAAATACTGGGGAGTCAGGTTGCCCTTGACCAGCAGATCATCCAGAACCCGTGCCGCATCACGCGCCTTACCGACGAGCAGGCGCCGATCCTTATGGGACACAAGCGAATTGCCTGTTTCGGACACAAACCCGCTGAGGCTTTCTCGCTTGCCGTTGATGAAGATCTCGTCCGCATCGGTGACAAGCTTGTAGATGTGATCAGCGATTTCTGCAACACGGGAGTACATGGAAAGCTTTTCTGTCGCGCGTCCGACAGTAGATCCGCCCTCTGCGCGTACCAGAGCGTCCCACTCCTTCATGCTGGAGAGTTCGCTCAGCCAGTCAGCAACGTCATCAGAGTAAAACTCCGGTGCGCCATCTTCCTTGGCGAGTTCATCATAGACGGAGCGGAGCCGGTCTGCCGACTTGCTGTCAAACACCATGCCGCCGAATCCGTCAATGAACGTCCTCACAAGCGCATGCACCGCAGGTTTCAGAGGCTCCTTGACGTTCTTGTAGTCTTCCTCATGCACAATGCGGTCATTCAGCCGCTTGACGATTCGCTTGATGTGACGGGTGCGCTTTCCGATCTCGATGTTCAGGTCGCGCTGCATGCGGATCTCATCGATTCGCCGGTTGTACTTCTCAGAGTTCTTCAGCAGGGCCTGTGCAGCATCACTCTTCAGTTGTCGGATCATGCGCTCATTCTCGCGGATGTCCGCCTCGCGCTGCGTCCGGGCTGCGCCCTTCAGGCCAGTAATGTCAGCCTTCAGAGATTCGATCTTCCTCTCCCTGTCGGCGATCATTCCGGCAACGTCATCAGAGGTCTTGCCACTGAGATCGTTCATGAGCTGATTCGTGCGGTTTACAACGTTCTGGACATGGGCTGTGCGCTCAACGTTCAGAAGGCGATTGTAGATGTCCCTTTGCTTCGCACGTGCGGCCGTCAGGGCCTTGCGTGCTTCGGGCTTGTCTTCTTCGCCAGCGGCCAGGAGAGCCTGTTCTGCAGCAATGACAGCATCCGATGCGGCAGCGTGGTTCTTCAGAAGCTTCTGGTAAATGGTCAGTGCGTTCTTCTCTTCGATGGTGGCAGCGGCGCTGTCATCTGCATCGGCGAGGTAATCGCGGTAGGAAGTGGTGTCTTCGGGAAGATCTCGGCGGGATTTCTGCACAGGATCAACAGTAAACCGTCCTCCGACGTTCTTCACGCCGCCGACTTCTCCACGGTATTCCTTCACGAAATCATCGACAACGTCTTGGGCAACAGGGAAGGTGTCATGCTCTCCCTTGTATTTCTCCAGCATGTCCATCGCCTGATCCATATTGAAGACCGGCTGTACGGGCATCTGCTTGGAGTAGTTGCCTTCGTTGTCGTACATCTTGAAGTCGATCAGGAGCTTCCAGTATCCGTCAGTGCTGCCGTCAGCCTTGAGCTTGTAGCTACCGTCCGCTTGTCTGTCAAGGAACTTTGCGAACTTGGGCGTACGTCCTGCCTTCGCACACATTTCCAGATACGCACGTGCGTTTTCTGTTCCGGAAAGGTTCTCGTTCCAGTACGCGTTTGGCAGGTAGTTATCCTTGACGCGCTTGCGGCCTTCCTTCTCATTCTGATGGAGCGTGTAGTCTTTCGTGCCTTCAGGGAGACCGAGTTTCTTGTAATCACTCTTCTGCCATTGACTGCGATGGAACGGTATGATGTAGTCAATGAAGTCGCTCTTCATGGCGGCAATCGTCTGCTCATCCGTGAAGGTAACAACGATGGTACCGACATTCTTGCTGTAGTAATCCCGCAACTCCTTCGCCTTTACAGGATCCATGCCCTCGACCGGATCGAAGGTGAGGTTGCCATCAGCATCCACATCCTTGGCAATCAGGGACAGATTGATCTTCAACCCGGTATTGCCCAGCGCCCATGCGAACTCCGGCACCTTCGTGTATGCCTGTCCAGCAAGGCCAACGCTTGCCATATCGGTGATGACCTGCATCATGTCGATCAAATGAACAATCTCGAAGTCGCTGAAGGACTGGAGCCGCAGACCGCCGTTGCGGTTCTTGATGCCGACAGTGGTGTCGCTCTTGAACTTTTTCAGGACTTCGTGGTTGTACTCCGTTCGCTTCTCGAACAGCTTGGGCTTACGCTGGGCCAGCTTGTTCATGAACTTCTCGTAAGCCTCGTACACATCAGCAGTTTCCGGATTGCTCCTGATCCTCTCAAGTCCTTCAACCGTGTTCAGATCAACCATGCTCAGGTCGCTGTCAGGGTGAGAGTCCTTGTACTGATCGAGGAACTGCTTGTTGTACTTGGACAGGTTCTTTCTGCTGGACTCCACGAAGCACAGGCCACAGGCGACCTCATGGCCGCGCTCCTTCATCATCTCGCGGATGTGAAGGAAATCATCCTTTGTCAGAACGACGTCGCCAAGAATCCGCTGGATCGCATCGAGGGTGCCGGTGGCCAGCCTGCGCTTGGCGCAGATGGTGGACATGTCGATGGAGCCGCCGTATTCGGGATTGCTCTTGAAGGCGGACATCCCCTTGACCGCTGTCGGGATGTAGTCCAGACGCGCCTTGTTGTTAAGGATGTAAGCGGAGATGCTGTTTACATCGTCGATCCACTTCTTGGCCTTCTCTACGGTCACACCGATGGACTTGGCAAGGCGCTCCGCTGCCTCGTTGCGGTGGGCAACATAGTCGCTTTCCTCCCACGTGCGGATTGATTTCTGTGTGGGGTACGCGGACTCGGTGTCATCGTCGATCTCGATGCCGTCAGGGCTGTCTGTTATTTCAGTTTCAGCGGATGTTCCCTCAGCGGATTGTTCTTCTCGATCCGTTCCGCGTACATCTCGAGAATTTTGTCTTTTTCCTGTTCCGGCTTCCCAACGATTGCCGCTGCGATCTCCAGGAACTCGGAATCGGAAACTTCCCGCTCCGCATGTACTTTCAAGAATCTCTTGTTGCTCATCGATATCATATCCTTCCGTTTCAAGCAACGCCGCTTTTTGCACGATGTTGTTATCCGTCCACAGGTCGTCCGTCAGTATTTCGAGAACGTGCTGCGGGGTTCCGTTACGATTAGTATACACCAAAAGATTGCCCATATCAATAAGGATGCCGCCGTTCTTTCTCCGTGTGAAATGGTTTGTCTTTCGGCTTTCCCAATTTCTTTTGAACCTGGCGTATTCTCCGCCGTCCAGCAAATAACCGTTACGCCTGCTATACCTGATATCCTCGTGCTCCACGTTGGAGCGTTCCGACTTCGGCAGTTCGGCATTCCCGCGCTTCCACTCCTCAAACGCTTCCATTGCGATCTTCATCTGGGAAGCGCCAAGGCCTCGCGGTTCTGTGATGTTGACTCCTGCTTGAACGAGAGCCTCGCGAAGTGACGGCCAGGCGGATTGGAAAGGAACCGTAACATCCGTGCCGTCCAGATATTCAGCGATTTTTTTGGCAACCTCGGCATCAGACAGAATTCGCACAGGCTTGATGTATCTTGACAGGAATACATCTCGCCGGAATCCGCCTTTCTGCTTGGCGAGATCACCTGCAACGACGCCTGACTTCCATTCGTGCCATCCCGTCGCATCCTTTGCGTATTGAGCACGATATGCGCCATCGCTTTCGCTGACAGGGACAACGCATTCAACAACAACAAGATTTTCACGCTGGAATGCCTTGCTGAATTGGTCGTTCAACACGGTGTTCGACGAGTGCATATACGGGTTGTATGCTGCGGGTACTGTGCTGACAGAACCATCATCATTCGTCTTTTTCAGTTCGAACTTGGGTTTCCCGTTTACCCACTTGATCAGTTCCGGATGTTCGACTGCCATTTCCCAGCGGCCGAGGACGCCTGGGTCTTCGCGGTTACCGTCCTTTTTGGAGCCGATGAATTCAGCCATGGGCGGATAAAGTTCTCCGTCAATCACCTGCATTGCACGGTAGGTTGTGATGTGCTGCTGGTTTTCCAGATATGCAACGGTTTTCTCGTCACGGACACGGCGGGATTTTTGAACGGTGTAGCTGTAGATTTCGCCGGTTTCGTAAAGCGCATCCACAACGTCGTTCTTTACTTCTTCCGCCCCCAGCATCTCATCAAACGCCATGTCCCACAGATCCTGCAGCTTCTTCTCGTAGTGCGCCACACCGTCAGTCATGGTCCGGAGCACACGGGATTCCACATGGCCGGATGTGCGCAGCCGCCTGAAGGCCTCGTTAACCTTGTTCAGGAACTTCCGGGCGATCTCCTTTACCTTGCCCTTCAGACCAGTCTCCATATTCCTGACGAACTTGGAGTCCTGCAGCATATACTCAGAAGCATCCGCAATAACTTCTGCTTCCGCACCTGCGTAGGTCAGTTTCTCTCCGGTCGCAACAGCGGTGTTGATCTTCTCCCGGATGAGGGTCGCATAATCAACGCCCTTTGCCTTCAGCGCGTCCTTCACGGCCTGACGGTACTTGGCGTAGAAGACGGAACTGGTGCTTTCCAGTACGTGTGTAACCTCATGGCCGAGGACACGGCCGACAGCATCGCCAAGCGTGCCCTTCTTTTCGAGGTTCTCCTTGCCCGACTGCGTGACAGCACCGCTGTTGATGTCCAGGTAGATGGTATGCGTGTTGGGATCGTAGGAGCCGTTCTGTACGGCGATCATGCCGGCTTCGTTCGCCTTGGACGCATAGAACGTGACGTTGATCTTCGCGGATTCAGCAAGTTGACGGCCAAAGGCTACCATCGCCTGCTGCATGTCCGTCATGTCCTTGATGACATTGTCGAGACCGGCAGAGTCGCCCGGCCCCTTGATGGCGGAATCGTTCTCCACATCACCAAGCCAGCCAACGGTGGGCTTATCAACCTTTCGCGCTCTCTGTGTACGGGCGATTCGCTGCGACTCTTCCTTTGCAGCTTCCTGCTTGCCGTGTTCGTAGGCAATCGACCGGATGGCGGCAGAGAGCCTGCTGGAGGGCATATCAATACCGCTGTAGCCGGATAGGTAAGCGCTCTCGTAATCATCAATGAAGGACTTCGCATCGCCGCCCGTCTGCTCATAAGCGCCGATCATGTTGTTGACCTCTTCGGCACTCATGTCGTGATTGGCTTCCTTGGTATACTCAAGGATCGCGCCGACTCCGGAGCCGCCGTAGTTGGTCACATCATCAATGGAGATCTCAGTGGTGGTCTTGCCGCCGTCAGAGGAGATCTCAACGCCAAACAGACCGTCATGCTTCACCACCTTGACCAGTTCTCCTGCTCCCTTTGTTCCGCTGGAGGGTGTGTTATAGGTGATCTGCCGGGATGTGGGTGTGGTGCTGTCCTTGGACTTTCCTGCTGCCGCTTCGGTTGCCTTGGTTGCGGCGGCTGAACTCTCCGGCTTCTTCAGCGCACGGGCAAACTGCACTCCCTTTTCAGCAACCTTGCGTGTCGCGGCAAAGGAATTGATGCGTGCATCGTCGGCCCACCTGTAGGCGCTGTCAGAATCTCCCTGTGCCGCAACGATCAGTTCCTTCACGACCTGCGTCGCATTGTCGCTCCATCGCGCGGATTCCCGATCCCACAGGGACATCTTTTCTCCGAGCGTGATCTGACGAATGGCTGGTGCATTGGCCTTTGCGTCTTCGGGAGACTCGCCAAGCTCGATCAGGCGGTTTTCGATAGCCTCGTCATACACCTGACGGATAACGGAAGAGTTCTCCTCGCCGATATCATCGGAAAGCTTCTTGACAAACTTTCCAAGGTCATAGTTGGTGATCTTGCCGCCGTTCTTCTGCTTGTTGCGCAGGTTCATGCCCATCTTGTAGGACTCGGTATTCTGCTGCATTCCTTCAGCAATGGAGAGCATGCTTTCCAGGTCACCCTGATTCTTCAGGGAATTGCCGACAGAGGACGTGTTGTGACGCTGCACTGCAAGCCCACCTGCGCCGGAAATGCCGGCAGAAAGCGCGGTTGTAACGCCCGTCTCCAGCAGGCCCTGCCAGAACTCGGGGCCGCTCTTGATTTCTGCTTCATGCCCGAACAGGAATGCTACAACAGAATCGATCACGTCTTCGGCAGCGTAGTTCAGACTTTCTTCGCCGAGTTCCGACAGAATGACTTCCTTGAGGTATGCAGCCGCTCCATCCTTGCCGGAGGAGAACAGCGCGTCAAGACCGATCTTTTCGGTGCCGACTTCCATTGCGCCGGTCGCAATGGCCTGGAGGATCTTCGCAGCGCCGCTCATATCATCGCGGGATGCGCTCTCATGCAGGGAGGCGGATCCGGACTGAAGGCCTGCCATTGTCAGAGCCGCAACAGGATTCATACCGGAGGCGACGAGGCGAACAGCGTTGTCAGTCGCACCTGTCGCAGCGTTGTACCCGAACTTCATGGCTGTCTTGAGCCAATCATATGTGTTAGCCTTGTCAATGGCCCCAAGCTGGGCAGACCCTGTCCAGTTGACGGAATTCGCCATGTCAAACGCAGAGGAGTAGGGGTTATCAATTCCCGTCAGTGCCTCATACATCTGCTGGGGAATGGAGAAGATATTTGCAACGTTTTTCAGCCGAGCTTCCATCCATGCCGGGACAGCCAGATAAGGATTGGTCGCTTTCGCTTCTGTAAAAGACTTGGACACCATCGCGCGGCGGTACAGCAGATCGTTGCGGAGAAGTTCCAGATAACGTGCCGCATCCTCTGTCCTGCCGGCGTTGATCAGCGCGTTGTAATCGGCGATCTCGTCGGGTGTCAGGTAATCATATCCGTTGTCGAGGTATTGCCGGACCGTCGGGTCATGCTCCGCTGCCGCCATCTTTGCCGACCAGTCAGCATCGGAGTTGATGAAGCGGTTGATATCGTCATAGCCCTTCACATAGGTGTCGCGAACGACCGCATTAACCTGCGAATTGATGTCGCCAAACGAAGGAGTAGCGCTTTCGTAGCCGGGATCGGTGTATACGGACCATACATCATAGTTCGGATCGTTCCGGATGCTCTCCTGCATGGCGCCGATCTCGCTTCGCCTTGCGATTTCGGAATCAACCGTCTTCTTATTGGCCATCAGGCCCTCTGTGGCGCTGTCGTAGTCAGTAAGGCCGACCGTGTTCCAGTCAGCATTGACCCAGTTGGAGTTGAGCATCTCCAGCCACTTCTGGTACTCATCCTCAGACTCGATGCTTCTCAGTTCATCCCACGTCTTGGGAGCGGACGCATCTCCCTCATTCGTCAGGCCGTACAGGGAAAGCCAGTCCTCGACGATGGGCCGGATCAGTTCCTCGTCCCCCTCGTACACGTCCAGCAGATCAGCAAAGGGCAGAGTATGGTAGTGATCGGTTGACTGAACCTTCAGACCGGACGCGGTCTCGGCGAACTGATTCGCCTTCTGTCGTGCGTCTTCATCCTGCTGCCTGCTTGCGCTGATTTCGCCCTCAAGAGACTTGCTGAGTTCCGTCAGGTAGTCAAGGCCTGTCAGGTTGACAAACGCATTGTCGAAGGCATATTCCCTTGTATTGAACAGGTTGGAGAACTGTCCCGCCTTGATTGCCTGTGCATTCGCGAGCTGTGTCTGACGGGCCACATCATAGTCCCATGTCGCAACGTCGCCGGGCTTGCGCTGTGTCATGCCGTAGTTCAGCGTGTTTGCGACCTCGCGGATCTTGTCGGCGTTCTGCCGCGCGTAGTCAAACGTATTGCTGATGGCGCTGGCAAGGCGTGGATCGGAAACATCAAAATACTTGCGTTTCTTCTCCTGTTCCTTGTTCAGCTTGATGACGTTGTAAAAATCCTTGGGCATGCTTCGCTCCTTACTTGATGTAGTTCAGATACTTGTAGTAGATCTCGTTCAGCTCGTTCTGCGGCAGTTTCCCATTTGCCGCCAGCCCATTGTTGAGGATACCCTGCAGGTATTGCATGTAGGTCTGCGGATCCTCGGAGGAGTTCTCCGTTGTTTCCGTGGGGGAAGAAGGCAAGGAAGGCGAAAGCGCTTCAAGGTAGGACGGATGAGACGCAGCCAGTTGATACCGCTGGAGAAGATCGTCCCCTTCTGCCTGCCACACGTTGAACGCCCGGTCATACAGCGCAGGGATCTGCTCATTGAGCGCCATCAGATACTGCTGGTTCGCCTGATTCCCGACTTGCTGTGCGTAGGAGTTGCCATAACCGCCTGTGAGCGCCGAAGCCTGTCCCATCGCGTCTCGCATGGCCGTCCTGCCAAGCTGGGAATACTCATCCGCCATCTGTCGGTATAGCATGTCGCCGTTCAGATCATACTGAAATGGCTTTCGGTTCATGATCTGGTCATACAGTGCGTTAAGCTGGGATACATACGGCGCGTTCTGGCCATATCCGGAGGAGCCGTAGCCCTGAGCCGATCCTGAAGAACCAACAGAGTCTTGCTGATTCTCTGTGAACCTGACCGGAGAATGAAGCATTCCGTTGTATGCGTCCTTCGATCCATAGGAAACCGGCTGATAGTTGCTGTTATCTCCCGACTTGTTGGGCTGTTTCTTATCTCCGGGGGAATTGCCATGCAGAGTTGCTACGCTATTCTGAGGATTGTTTCCAGACGAACCAACATTTCTGTACCTTTCATCACGGACGTAAGACCTTCCATCCCAGAACTTAGCCATTCTTCTCATCTCCTTCCTTCGTCATATTGTTGATGATATTCTCGAGGTGTTCGCTGAGCCGGTACAGGTAGTTGTATACCTGCGCCCAGCGTTCTTCTTCGCTGCCTCTCGGCCTCTGGGGCCGGGGGATCTCATGGTATGTAGCCATCAGCCGTCTCCTCCGTTCTCGAAGATCCTTGCCACAGAATAGATTTTTGCGCTTCCCTTGCCGCTCAGACGCACCTGGCAATGGTCGCACCTGCGTGGGATAACCGGGAGCATAAACGTCCTGAGAGACCGGGAACGGACAGTACCCATGTTGACCCACTCACCGTCAGAGTCGTACATGATCTCCAGCGTCATAGTGGAATCAGGCGGAACCATCGCCCGGATATTGAACCGGGACAGGTACTTCTGCTGCTCGTAAGCGTATCCGAAGGTACCGAAGGTCACCTGCCAGTCAAGAGATTCCTTTTCTCCCGTAGGATTTCCGACAGAGCGAAGTGTGGTCGAATCACCCTGATCAATCGCGAACACCAGGTCTCCGTCATACGACGCCATATGACGGATGCTTGTCTCGTCTTCCTTGTGCCACAGGCCCTTGGTGACATCGAACACATACACATGCCACACGACCTTTTTGTCGCGCATGCTGATGTAGTACTTGTCTCTGTACGCGCCTGCAACGGCCTCATAGTACCTGTCGGTTCCAAGCTTTTCGCTCACGCTGACAGGCATTGAGCCGTCATAGGCCATGACATCGCCCCTGCTTTTGTAGTACAGGGCCTCGTTCACGACCGCCAGAGACCTCCAAGATCCTTCCTGTACTCCTCTGCACTTGAGGGTGTTCAAGGTGAAGTTACTCGGCTGTGTTCCGGTGATCTTGTGCAGGCAGTCCTCCTTCCAAAACAAGGGGATGCCTTGCAGGGAGAAGGCGGCGGTGAACTTGCCGTCAGAGCCGACAGACGCGACGTAGCTGTCCATGCTCGTTCCTTCGAACTTGTACCAGTTCCGGAAATCTCCCAGCGCACAGCAGCGGATCTCATTGGTCAACTTGCCGTCAATGGTGGTGTAGCTGCATCCCCACAGTCTGTTGTTCGCCTCGCATACGTAATCGAGGTCGGGGATCTTCAGCTCACAGGTCAGCGTATTTGCCAGCGTCAGGCTTTCTCGGAGAAGGCCGGCAACGATGATGTAATCCTCTCCGCAGCCGTAGATGATGTTGGTCGTATTGAGCGCGTCAAGCTGGTTCGAATCAGAATATTCTGCGCCTCCGGCCTCTGAGGTGTAGGTCACATCGAGTGTCAGGCCTGTAATTGTCACGCTTCCGCCATGGCTTCCGGCAGAGGTGGTGCTATTTCCGGACTGGAAGCGGAACAGCAGATTGGCCGTTCCGTTGCCATTTACCTCCACAGGAAGCTCGTTATCCTGACCGTACTCAAACGATGTGCCGTTCATCGTCAGAAGCTTCCTGCCGTACATGGGAGAACCGGCAGAGAAGCGAACGACCGCAGATTGCACGGCTGCTCCCTCAGGTATCCCGGAAACGTCAATTCTGATGGCGCGTTCCGCAATGGTCGGCGTGGTGCTGACCCAGGAAGAACTCTTCCGGGCTGTGCTGAAGGACGAGTACAGGCTGAAGTCCTCCGCCTTGAAGGAGAGCGTTTCCGTTCCGTCAGCAAGGGCAGATTCCTTTGCCAGAGCCTTCACGCCCGACAGGTGAACGACATCGCTTTCCTTCAGTCCCTTGCCAATGCCGTCCGCCTGGATCTTGATATATGTCGTAGCGACCTGAATCCACTCTGCGTAGATGGCGCTGTATTGCTTGAGAACGTCGTTTTCTCCGGAGATGTCCAGCCAGAACTGCTGATCCTCCGGCTCTGCCGGTGCGGTGCTGCCGACATTGATTGACTCCATGTCATAATCCGTGCCATCCTTGCGGCACATCATAGCCGTGATGACGGCGTCCTGATCCGCTGTCCACTTGCTGCTCATAGGGCCGCAATCGGAAGGATCGGTGCGGTTGAAATAAACTTTATCCGGCCAGATGCATACATAGGCGCCCATGCTCACCATGTGTTTGGGCTGCATGGTCTCTTCCGCAGAGATTTTCAGAGGGACCTCCACACCGTCCATGTAGACCTTTTCACCGCTGCACACGATCAGTTTCTCGGTGCCCAGCATTCCGGAAACGCCGTCCTCGTAGGATGTCTTTCCGCCGCCTTCAACGTCGAATACCGTCGTTCCACGGGGTGAACGTGTCGAAAGCACAGGGTAATGGTCGCCGGTCATATTGAGCATGTCGGCCATCTCGCCGTCAGCGATGGACAGCCCACGATTCAGACCGAGAAAGTTCTGAGTATTGAGGGTCGTATTGGCCCACACAGGAATGTCAGGAAAGAAAGGCATGCCATCCCTCCTTAAAATCGCAGCTGCGTGACCTTGCGCACGGGCGGATAGTTACGGTTAACGTAGTCACACAGCGTCTGCCATGCGCTGTTGAAGAGGATTTTGCTCTTGGCATACTCGTTGGTATCCCTGTTGGAATCGTCGATCTGCACGGCGATGTAATACCTGTAAATATCGGCATAGGGAGCCTGCACAAGCAGCTCAGTGTCAGGAGGCGTCTCTTGGTTGTAGCCGTTAAAGGACTTGCCGTCAGCGATACCCTCATGAGTCAGCATCACCTCGCGCCACACAAGACCGTCCAGGTCATTGAGCCACGCGATTTTCTGCTCAATTGGATACAGGTTTGCTTTTCGCGAATCGATCGCGTCGATCACTTGCTGGATGGTCATATCAGCACTCCTTCGGATAAAAAACAGGGGGGAGGGGTGACCCTCCCCCTTTCGGGCAGATGTATCAGCCTTCGTTGGGAAGACTTTCCTGAACGTCGATGAGCGCGTCGCGGTACTTCTGCTGACGCATCAGCATCTCGTAGATGGGCAGCGGAACTTCGACTTCCTTGCCGCAGGGCACCTGGAAAGTCTTTCCGTTCACGCCGACAAACTCAAAGTTTGCCGCATTTGCGCCCTTGCGGGGCAGGCGCACCTTCTTCATGGTCGCCCATGCGCCCTTGGACTTTGCGGCGGTCTTCTTGACCTCAGACATATGTCGAATCCTCCTTATCAGTTGGCGTCATCAACAGCGGAATAGCTGGACAGGGACTCCAGAACCAGCATGCGCTCGGGGTAGAGGATGGTAGCAGCCATGGAGAACTTGGTGCCGATGGTGCTGAACTGGTTCAGGGGGCCACCAATCTCGTTCTTGTCCTTGATGATGGTCTCCATGCCAGCACCCTCGGGATCCACAACGCCGAAGGCGTCGCGGCCGAAGAACATGGTCTGGTAAACAGCGGTCTCGCCGTCCTTGACGATGGGGGCCAGGTTGGACTCCACGAAACGGACGCCGTGCAGCTCACCGATTTCGCCGTTGAAAATCTGGGTGGCAGCGGAATACTTGTGGGCCTCGATCCATGCCTTGCTCTCACGCAGATCCTCGGCCACGGAGGGATGGATAACGGCCAGATACTTGCCGCCGGAATATGTAGGAGCCTTGGCCTTCTTCAGGATGGTCACAGCCTTGTTGACCATCTTGGGAGTCAGGTAGGCGACATTGGCGGTGGCAGCTTCCAGCTCGGAACGGGTGTCGGGGGTGGAAACGTACTTACCGTCAGCGTCCAGCACGTCAGCGTACAGAACATTGGCGCTGGTCATCAGGACGGCGCGAACCAGCTTGTCGTAGGACTCGCCGGCAGAGGCACCGACTTCCTCGGTCGCGCCCAGGATCGCGTCATCGATGGCGTGCAGTTCCAGCTGATCAGAGATGGTGACGTACATGCCGTACTGGTCGATGGGTACGGTCATGCTGGTCATGCCCAGCTTCTTGCCCTCAGGGATGACAGCTTCCTGCAGCTTGTCAACTCCGGGCAGGGTGTCCCACTTGCGCCACTCGACAGTCTTGCCATGCTTGGCAGGCAGGGACTGCTTGCGACCCAGCTGCTGGAAGATCAGCTTCTCACGGGCATTCTCCAGCAGTTCGGTGTCGTAAAACACCTTCATGGTGGGGGACAGGGCATCGGTGGTATTGGCGGCACCAGTGTAAGAGTTGACGGTGCCGGTGGTGGTGTTGGTTACAGTGCCAGCCTCAGCAAACAACTGCAGGTTGAACTTGAACATGTCGAACATGGTTTTTCTCCTTTCATGCGTTGCATCTGCCGCGCACGCAGGAGGCGGAGGTGGTTAGAGTTCGATTCTCTCGCCGTTGCGCACGCGACGCTTCACTTCCTCCCGGTCAGCCTTCGACCACTTGGAGGGATCGTCACGGATTTCAAGCGCAGGGGAGACGTTGCGAGATCCGTTTTCCACAGGTCTGCTCATGCCGCTTTGAATGCTCAGGCTCATCTGCTGCTGGGCCTTCTTTGCGACAACCTGCATGGCCTGGGACTCGATCTCTGCCCGGTGGATCAGCCAGTACGCATCCTTGGCACTCACGCCAACCTCAGGTGAGGTAAGGCGCTGAAACTGCGGGTTCTGCAGTTCTGTGCGAAGATCGGCACCCGGGAACACAGACTTGACGTCACGGTCGAATGAGGTGATCAGCCCCTCGATGTGCGTCCGGAACTGCTGTTCCTGTAAAGTGCGTGCGTCCTGTTCTTCACGGGCCGCTTTGTCTGCCTGCAGCTGCTTGAGCTGCTTGAAGGCGGATACAGACATGCCAGCCGCTGCGGCCTCTTCCTCGTACAGAGAATCATCGTCCGTGTACGCCGCCAGAATGCCGTCAATGTCGGTCGCTTCCTTGCCGTACTGCTTGCCCAGACCTTCGAAGATAGGGGTCAGCTTGGCCAGGGTGGCTTCTGCCTGTTTGGAGTTCTTCAGACGATCCTGCACAATGGCAGAGGTGTCGCGGTTGAAGTACTCCTTGTGCTTCTCTCGCGCTGCTTTCCACTCTGCCTCGGGATCTGTCTGTTCCTCTCCGCCTGTGGCTGCAGGGACTTCGGTCTGCGGCTGCTTGCCATACTTGACATGTGCCAGCGGATTTTCGCGCCTGCGCCGGTTGGGATTCGTGGGAGCGGCGACCTCCTCAGTAGCGCCCGTGTCCGCACCTGATGCTCCCTCTCCGCCGGCAGCGCCAGCTCCTGCGCCGCCCTCTGCAAACAGGGTCAGGTCAAACTTCCAATCCGTGATTTTTGCCATTCAGTGGTCTCCTTTCTGCCCGTAAGGTGGGCGTGCCCGTGCCGGTGGCTCGGCTCCGCGCGTATGATAGCAAAACAAAAAAGCGGATGAGAGCCGCAGCCACACCCGCTTGTCGTTATTCCGTTACCGTCAGAGAAATGTTGTCCGGGTACTGAGCCGACAGCACCGTCAGTCCGTCAATCGCCATCTGGAAGCGCGGAACAAGCTCGTCCCAATGCGCTTCCGTATCGGTGACGATCAGGTCGGAAAATCCGTCATCCGTCCTGAACAGGGAATGTACACCCTTCAGGCTCATACAGCTGACTGCCAGCGTCTGGGCAATGGTAGCCACGGCGCAGCACACAAGGTCGTGACCCTCTTCGTTCCGCTTTGCACGTGCATGGCCGCTGACGGTCATCGTGAACGGCTCACCCTTCCACTTGATGCGGATGTCTGTCATGTGGGCCTCGCCACCTCTCCGCTGTGCTGCTTGGCCTTCTGAACGTTGGGATGCTCCTCTTGTTTTACTCCACCCTGTGTAGCCTCACTCTCGGGGAGACCGACAGGAGATGCGCCGGCGGGAAGAGTCGTTCCAGCGCCGCTGACCTGGGCAGCAATCTGCTGGATCATCATCGCAGACTGCTGGTCTCCGGCCTGCATGGCAAGCTGCGCTGCAATGGATGCGATCTGCTGCAGAGCCATCGCCATCGTGCCCATCTGATGGATTTTCTGCTGTAGTTCTTCTTTGCCCTTGAAATCCATCATATCCAGCATCATGACTGTCTGATCAGCCATCTGAGGATTGAAAACGCCAAGCTGCAGGAACTGTAGCGCAAGCTCATTTTGTGCGGCCTTGGTGTATGCCGTCTCCCTCTGGGCGCGGACGTCGATATCGAACGCAGGCAGACGATATCCGGCAATGCCGCCAAAGGCATCGACCATCTGCTGCGGCTGAAGACCGGCAGAGGTGTACGCATCGATGAAGGACTCCTCGCCACGAGGGCCGACAATGCGGAACTGACGCGGCGCATCGTAGAACTGGCGGATACGCTCGATCACCATGGTGACCAGCTGCGCATAGGCGCGGTATGCGGCCTTGTTGGAATCGCGACTCGATCGACCTGCCTGATCCTGAAGCGCAGCGATGGCGGATGCTGCCGTAACGCCCGAAGGAGTGCCGCCATTGTTGACATCCGCGTTCCCGGTGATGAATTTCAGTTCGTCCACCTTGAGCTGCATCACGTCCACGACGTTTCCGGGAAGCTGGGGATTGACCACAGGGATCAGATTGTCGCTGTTGAGGTTACCCTTGTAGCGGATAAAGGGCTTTGTCACGTCCGCCGCGTCCTCTTCCCGAATGCCACCGTCATCACGAAGGAACCAGCGCGGTGTTGCGTTGACCACAGCGTTACTCACGACTGCCTGAGAGATCAGATCGATGTCCTTCTGGGTGTCCTTGCCGACATGGATGTAGCCAAAGCCGCAGGGACTGCCCTCGACCGGGAAAAGTGGATCCAGCACGAATGGATACAAGCCGTCATCATACAGGCCGCGCTGTGCCTGCTCCGGATCATCCATAGTAGCCGACAGGACATGCTCGCCGACGTACTTGACATGGTGCAGAATCTTCCGCTGACCCTCGTAAACGTGGTAGTACCAGTCCACCACCAGCGACTTGTCGGTTGTGGAGATGGCATCGTCATAGCGGTACTTACTGACAGTCGAAGGGCTGGACAGGGGCTGATCCTTGAGCTGCGGGTACTGCTGGCGCAGAACATCGTTATCCATCAGCGCGACATGGAACACGTTCTTAGACTCCTGGATGTCCGTCACACCCGGCTCCCAGAACAGGTTCAGCACGTTGATCTTGCGCAGGCTGATATCACCAAGTCCGTTCAGCTTGCCCGGATCCCAGAAAATGCCATAAGCGCCGGTACCCTCCAGCAGCTTCTGCCACGCCACATCGCTGTAGGTGCGCTCGAAATCGTTGATCTTCAGCACAACGGGCACAATGTCCGACAGTTTCCGAGCCTCTTCCTTGTCATCCTTCATTCGCGGCAGGATCGCAGGCTCCGGGTACGAATCGACCGTGTCCGCATGCTTTCCGACGATGCAGTTCCACAGCCACGCCGTGTTAGACTTGTCCGATCTGCTGCCGGTCACGCCCTTCTGCGCCTCGATCTGCTCCCAGTTGTGCAGCTTCCACCACTGCTGAGCGTCGATGATGCGGCGATCAATAGATGTCTTGCCTGCGCGATACTTGTGCATTGTCCGTGTGGCCTTCTGCAGCATCTCCTTGGTGATACGGCTACCAGCAGGACGGAACGTCTGAGCAGGAGGTTCAAGGCCAGCAGACGGCATTCCGGTGCCGACAGAGGGGCCTGATACGCCGCCCATGTTGGCCTGATTGTACGGATTGCCTGCCGCAAGCTGCGACAGCACGGCCGGATCGGGCAGAGCATCAGCGGACTGGATGCGTTCCATCCCGTGCTGTGACGATGCCAGATTTCCCTGTGTATCGTCCTGCCGCTGCTGTGCGCCCTCATGGTTGTCAATGGCACGGTTCTGCTCCTGAGCAGGCCGCTTTTTCTGATCTGCCACGTCTCATCCTCCTTAATATCGGGTAAACATATCCAAAGGATCTCCCTTGGGCTTGTACTCTGTCTTGGCTTCCATAGGTGCGATCGGCCGGGACATGCAGAAATAGCGCCACTCATCGGCAATATGGTCCTCGCCGTCCGTGTCCACCTCTTCGACCTTGTGATCGTCATACTGGAGCGAGGGGATCGTGCGGATGAAGTCTTTGCAGCTGTCCAGTACATACATCCGTGGATAGCCGTCAGCGTCAAACTGCAGCCTGTAATGGCACTGCATCCAGCCAGGTATGCGCTTGTGGTCGCCGGGTGTGAAATATACGCCGTGCTTTAGCGCGTACTCAGCAACGCTCATACCCATCTCTGCATCCCAGATGGCCGGATCGGCCACGCCGTTGATCTGCCTGCCCTTGAGCAGCGGGTGATTGCGCTCAAACTCCGCCACCTCGCGGAATACCTTGTCAGGGTCCCACTTCAGCCCCTCATTGGAGATGGACTCTCCTGTGCGGATATCTCGCTGACAGCCGTAAAACTCCGCGATACGGTATATCACGCCGTCATAGTCCACCGTCCAATAGCCGACAGAGAATGGCCGGCGGAAGCCCCAGTCAAAGGAGCGGTAAACCTCCCAGCTTTGCGGCACCTTGAAGCCCTCTGCCGGCAGCACGTGTGTCCAGCGACGGTCCGTGTTTTCGGGTGCGTTGAGGAACTCCTCAAACACGACGCCCTCAAAGATGTCCCACGATCCCTCCAGCCACGCCGCTCTCAGCTTCGGCGGCAGCGCCTCCAACTGCGCAATGTACTCAGGGGTGCTCTCCATCAGAGCCTTGTTGTCCGTGGGCAGGGCCTTGATAAACACCTGATTGTCAATGCTGCGGTCAACCGGCTTCTTGCGGTCAACAAACCGTTCCTTGTGCCATGTATGGCTCTCGCCGCCAGGATTGCATGTGTAGTACACCCGCTTGGGGATGCTGTCAGAACTGCGGCAGCAGGCCCTGATCTTCTCGATCCACTCCTGTTTCAGCTGCGTACTCTCATCCAAGAAGATGACGTGATATTCGGCGCCCTGATACATGCCAAGGTCGCCCTCGGAGTCGCAGTATAGGAAGGAAATGGTTGACTTGTTTTGGAAGGTGAATCGCTTGTCCTGGCGGTTGTAGGTGGCCTGACCGTGAAGCATCTCCAGCAGCGGCTGGATGTGGTTGTTATCCAGTTCGCGGAATGTTCGGCGGACGATCAGGACCTTGATGCCCGGATACTCATGCGCCAACTCCATTGCCTTGACGCGCACCACCCAGGACTTTCCGCCGCCTCGCGCACCTCCGTAGCATACATCATGCTCTGTTGCCGTCAGGAAGCGCCATTGCTGGACGCTGGGTCTCAGCACAAGGTCAGGCATTGCCATCCACCTCATCGGGCTTGACGATCATGATCCTGACCGGCTCTGCGTTGCCGACAGCGTCCTGACGGGCCTTCTCCGCCTCAAAACGCTCACGGTCCAGTTTCAGGCGCTCCTCGTCCATCCTCTGGCGGTGCAGCTGCGCGGGGGTCTGAATGCCGTATACCTGGCTGATTGTGTCGATGGTATACTTGAGCGCCTTGGCCAGATCGGATGTATCTCGTGAGTTGTCAAGCACATCCACGTTTATTGCGATACGGTCCGCAAGCTTGTCCGCCGCCAGCATCACATTAGCCAGAGAGCGCGCTTTCTGCCTCGCAACTATGTCCGCAGCGCGATTCGCGGCCTTTTGTCGCACCTTTTTCCGTTCCTCGGCCCACTTTTCGTTCTGGCCGTGGGTTGTGATCTGCTTATAGCTCACGCCGTATTTCGCGGCCAAATCTCTATAGGAGGCGTCGCCGGCGATATACTCAGCCCGGATCGTCTCCCAGTCATACATTGCCATCTGGCACCTCCTTTACCAGCGCATGGTATCAGAGCGCCATCCAAAATGAGAGCCGCAGGGAGGCATAAATAAGCCCTGACAGCGCAATGGCCATCAGGGCAGGGAACGTATTCTCTTAGAACGGGCACTCATCGTCCTGCGCCACTACAGCGCCGGCAGGAATGCCTGTTGTATCATCCGCATCGCCAAGCGCAGCAGGTGCATCATGCAAACCATTATCCTTGACGGGCATATCGCCGGCAGTCCGGATAAAATCGATATCCTCCACGTCCAGCAGCAGATTGGTGCGATTCACACCGTTTTTGTCGGTGTAGTACTCCATATCCAGCATGCCGCTGACGCCGACCATCTGTCCCTTGTACAGGCCGAAGTTCCTGGCCATCTCGGCCAGCTTGCGCCAGATTGTGCACTTGACCACGATGGAGTTGGGATATCCCTGATCATTCTTTCCGCGAGTGCGGACGGACACCTTGAAGTCGCATACTTCAACTCCGCCAGCCTGACGGTAATTGGGTTCGGTGATGAGCTTGCCAACAGCGATGTACTTATTCATGATCATTTTCCTTTCTTGTTAAGTCGGGTAGTTTGCTCGTTTCTCTCCCTTGAGACGCGGAACCGGGTTTCTCTTCCGGTCATCAGCTCGCCAGCACTTGTACGAGCAGAAATAGTGCTGTCTGCCCTTGTGAGTTACCCTATATACCCACTCTGCGCTCAGGAGTTCAAAGTCCCTTCCGCAATGGGCACAGGCTTTATGCATGGGTTTGTACAGCCCATATGGCGCATGGAATGACGTGTCAGCCAGTCTCTTGTTAATCGGTGCCTTCTGCATTTTTCTCCTCCTGCATGATTGTTGCCACGAATTTCTTGCACATCGCAGCCACCTGGATGCACTCAGCTGCTCCATTGATCGCCACGCGGTACATGCGCTTAAGATGGCCGGACAGCTCCTGCGGATCCTCGTTGCGGATGGCCGTCAGCACACACCGCAGATCCCTGTCGAGGATGCGGATGTCCGTCTCAGCCTCCAGCACCTCTTCCGCCAGCACGCCGTATCCCTCATGATGACTGGTAAAGGTCGGGCCATATGCCGCAGCAGCGTGCTTGTATTCCTTGTCCACCAGCGCCCTTGCAGGCGTTGTGATATGCTCCATGCTGTGAGGAACATCAAGCATCTCTACCGCCCCTTCCACAGCTTTTCTCGCCTTCAGGGCACCGTCCGCGAACACAGCCTGGCCCAGCGTCAGCAAAGATCCTCGGAGCTACATACTTGCAGATACGCAGCATCTCTTCTGCCAGATTGCGGATCTCCCATTGTGCGCGAGTGCAGCACCGCAGGCTGAAGAAATGCCGCAGCTCCCGGAGATTCATCGTGACCATCAGGAGGCACTGTACGCCCTGAGGGATGACGTATCGGGCATCCTCGTCGGGTACGCCGCACCGCACCATGTCGCAGAAGGTGTCGTAGCACTCTTCGCAGCGCTTGATGTAGGTCAGCTCAAAGCCGCGCTCCTTGACCTTGGGAGGGACAATCCATTCGGGCTTCACGCCGCAATACCTCTGGCTCTGCACAGAGAAACTGGCGAGGCGGTGCCGGGTGATCTGCGCCAGCAGGACGCGGGAGATGCCCTCGACAAGGAAGGTGCAGGTCGCATGCTCAATGACCGACTCGTGACCGCCGTCCATGGCAATATCCAGGGAACGTTCGGGATTCTTGCCGTTGTAGCACAGCGCCGCAGCATCTCCGGCCAGCATTTCAGGATACAGAGTGTTCCGGACAAGTGTGACTTTCATGTGTATTACCTCTCAGTTATTCTTCGTGGTCTCCTCTGGTGCAATAAGCGATCACCCGGAGCAGGATAACCAGTGTGGATACGTATACCAGCAGGGCAATGATCACGGTTCTGCCTCCTTCGGCGGTTCGGGTGCCAGCTGCTTCCTCAGATTCCGGATCATGCCTGCCATCTGTGTACAGGACGATTCCGCACGGGCCTTGCCAGCCTTCAACTCCTCGATTTGTTTGAGCAGTTCAGCGTTCTGGGCTTCAAGCTGCTGGATGTAGGCGAGAGCATCCTCATGCACCGCTATAGCGCAAGGCGGCTTATCTCGCCCATGATAATCGCACTCGGAGCATGGCAGATGATGATTGCGTACCCATGCAGGACACCTCAGCCCCTTCTTGATCTCGTCAGGTGATTTCAAAGTATCAACTCCCATCTGTTTTTCATAACCCCCGGTGCAACATAGTAATCTCGCTTTCTGTTGCCAGTCCATTCTTTACCACCCGCAACGCCAACGCAGGAGAAATTGCTTGCTTTTAGGCTTGCTCCATTTTCGTGTTCAAGCGTATATGTTATTGCCTTTTTATACCCCATTGCTCTTGCGGTTTTCACACAAGCCCCGTACAATTTTGAGCAAGCATTTTTTGTTCCATCAGTACAGCAACGATAAATCTCGATAGTCAACCCATCATCTATTTTACGCGCCACAGGTCTTCCGCAAATCGCAACTCCGACCAAACTACCGTTTTTGCGACATGCAAGCGCGAACTTTCCTCCGACAGTCGGGATGCTATGGCGATGGTGGGCACGAACAAAGTCGTTTGCTTGCCGTAGATGTATTGGGCAGATTTCAAGTGCATCCGGCATCGTTCGCCCTCCTATTCCATGCGTCAATGGCTTTCTTTTCGTCTGTATACCAGTTTGTTTCGGGGTGTACTACGCAATCTTTGCTTTTATCCGAGCATGACACCTGATACATCACGTCTGCATCATGACCATACCACTCCCATTTGATAGCCTTTCTCCAGCAGAACGGGCAGGGCTTCAGGTCAGAAGCTTTCACAATTGCGCACCTCCACCACCCTGTCAAACGGTTCCCGGAAGTCGATCATGATGCCGAACCTCCGGAACACTTCGTCCACCAGATCCTCGGTTGTCAGCCGGTTAACAACGATCTCGTCAGCCTTCTTGATCAGGCGATTGTTTCGCTTTTTGCCGAACTTGTACACCTCGCTTGCGGCCAGCAGGGTCGCGGCGTAAGCGTCCTTCAGGCTGAATTCACAGCCCCTGCTCAAGCCTTGGTTGTAGCCCATATCAAACGCCGACTGCACCATCGGATTGGCTTTGCAGGCCGCGAGGATCTTCGCTTCCAGCTTTTCCTGATATCGCCGGTTCTTCCGGTCCTGCTGACGGTTCCCTGTGGGGATCAGTGGCGCACCCGGCAGGATATCAGGGATCGTATCCATCAGCATGCAGCACCTCCGTATGACGTGTCCATCATGATCTGTTCGCCATCAGCGAGTCGGGAAGCTTCGGCGTTGACCATGTTGATCTTGTACTGCTGCTCCTGACCATCGATGATGCCGTAAATCAGGTTCCGGGTGAGGGAGGACGGGTACCTGTTGTAGATACCCGCGCCCTCGGTCACAAAGCCCGTCCACCATTTTTCATCCGGGCCGACAGGCGGCGTCTCGAACTTAGAGAGCCACTTGAAGACCTCGCGCATCATAGCGGTATTCTTGTCGGTCATGTATTTTCTCCTTTCAAACTGTCAACGTAACCAACCGTAACCGTATAACCCTATTTTCTATCTTTATACGTTTTATATACTTTTCTATATTATTAGGTTACATTGGTTACGAAAGTAGTAAAGTATATAAGAAAGTCAGTGTTTCCAAGGGTTTGGGGGCGTAACCAAGATGCGTAACCAAGTGCGTTTTCGTAACCAAGCTTGGTCACAGATGTTCAATGTGGTCGCTTCGGTGATCAGAACGGACATCCCTCCGGTTTCTCGACCTGCTCAAAGTCCTTCCGGAAGCCCTTTGTGATGCCGTAATCCAACGTCCTGACGGCCTTATTCGTCCTTGACCAGCCCGGAATCTTGAGGACAGCCTGGGCAATGTCGAGGGAATCACGCCTGCTTGGGAGCCTCATGGACGGGTCCTGATTGAGAGCGTGTACCCAAAGCTCCATCACGCAGACAAATGCTCCGGGCGCCAAACGGTCACAGTATGCACGGATCAGGCCCTCGCGGGGATCATCCTCCACCGCAGCTTCCTGCGCGTCTTTGATCTCCGACAGCAGGTCGAAGCTGGCGTATGGCTTCAGCTCTCCTCGTTCAAACAGCGTCCGGGCCTCGGCCCAGCACTGCCGGACGTACTCCCGATGCTCTTCGATCCGGTCAAAGAAGGAATAGCCGCTGATCTCGCAGGTGATCGGATAGAACCTTCGATTTCCTGTCCTATCGACGAGGAAGGTGGGGTTATTGGTCGTGCCGACGAAGATGCAGCGCCGCTTCAGGGAGTTGACATACCGGTCGTATGGCACCCGATACACGTCCTCCTGCCGGGTGATGTATGCCTTTACCAGCTCGACTTCCTTCGCACGGGCTGTTGCCAGCATCTCGGGGATCTCGATGATCCATCCGCCAGACAGCGCCTCAACACCCTCTGTGCCCTCAAAGGTCTTTACCTCCCGGAAGAAGGTATCATCCATGGCCAGCAGTCGTACCAGAGCGCTCTTGCCGCCTCCCTGACGGCCCACAAGCACAGGAACATCGTCAAACTTGCAGCCTGGCCT